TAATTTTGTTGACAGCAATTTTCGCTCTTGTAAACACATACTTCCATTGGATTCCGTATTCTGCGCCTCCAGTCATGTTAATGATTGGTATTGCACTTTATTCGTTATGGGAGCACAAGTATGGCAACAAGACGTAATTTCTTCAAGTACCTTGGTCTTGCTGGTGGTGGCGTAGTTGCCGCCGCAGCCGTTTTGCCAGACACTGAAAAGACAAAATGTATCAAGGAAATTGAATCCACTGGTTTCAATGGTAAACTAACTCTTGGTGCAGAGTATGGCGAACTGCGTCCAATTGAACCTAATACATTCCGTTTTGGGTCGCAGTTTGTTTCTGGAACTGAACGGCATGTGAAGGCAAGTATGACTGTTGGACCAGATGGCGAAATGTACTTGCTTACAAACGGTAAATGGCGTAGAATAGTGACTGAGTGATTTTATATTTTATTATGAAGGGGATATATTATGTTGCAAAGTGTAGAAATGTTGTGGGTCGAAAAGTATCGACCCAAGACCATTGCTGAGTGTATTCTTCCTGAGACCTTTAAGAAAACATTTCAGGAATATGTAGAAAGAAAAGAAATCCCGAACATGATCCTTTCTGGATCGGCGGGTGTTGGTAAGACGACTGTTGCTCGCGCCATGTGCGAGGAAATTGGTTGTGATTGTTTCGTGGTGTGATCGAAGAGTTTTCTAAAAACTGTTCGTTTATCTTCACGTGTAACTTTAAGAATCGCATCATTCAACCGCTACATTCTCGTTGTGCGGTAATTGACTTCAAACTTCAAAACGGTAACAAAGCCAAGATGGCTTCTGCGTTTATGAAGCGTGTTGAGCAGATTCTAAAAGAAGAAAAGGTTCAGTATGATCTGAAGGTCGTTGCCGAACTCATCACTAAATTCTTCCCAGATTATCGTCGCGTTCTAAACGAACTTCAACGCTACAGCGTGGGTGGGAATATCGACGTTGGTATTCTGGCTCAGGTCAGCGATGTTAAGGTTACGGAATTGATTGCTTATCTGAAAGACAAGGATTTCCGAAACGTTCGTAAGTGGGTCGCTCAAAATGCCGAAAATGATACGCACCGTATCATGCGCGATATTTATGACAAACTGTACGATATCCTCAATCCAGCCACCATTCCAATGGCGGTGATCTTGCTCGGTAAATATCAGTATCAGGCTGCATTCGCAGCAGATCAGGAAATCAATCTAATGGCTTTCCTGACTGAATTGATGGTCGATTGCGAGTTTAAGTGATATGGCTGACTTATTTAAAGATATTGTACCAAGCATTTTACAAACCAAAACCCCAGTATTGGAGGATGAAAAAGACTACAATCCGTTTATCGTAAATAAGGCACTTTCGTACCATATGGATTGCGTTATGTATGCAAACCAAATGAACGTCAATTTCGGTCTCGACAAAAAGCCTCAATATGACTATTTAATAAATATAGTTCGAGCGAAGAAACGATCCTTCGCCAAATGGGAAAAACCCATAAAAGAGGATAGTTTGCAATCGGTAAAGTTATTTTTTAATTATTCTGACGCAAAGGCTGCAGACGCTTTAAAAGTACTGACAGATGAGCAAATTGAGATTATAAAAGAAAAAACTAAAATAGGTGACTGAAATGAGTGTTGATAATTTAGTGGAAGTGACGCTACAGAATGCCGACGACTTCCTCAAGATTCGCGAAACACTAACGCGCATCGGCGTAGCAGCCAAAAAAGAAAATATTCTATATCAATCTTGCCACATTTTACACAAGCAAGGTCGTTACTATATTGTGCACTTCAAAGAATTATTTTTGTTAGATGGTAAAGCCTCAAGCATTTCGGATAACGATCTTGCTCGTCGCAATTCAATCGCAAACCTTCTTGAAGAATGGGGTTTACTAAAAGTTGTAAATCCTGAGAAAATTGTAGAGCCTCGTGCACCTTTATCGCAAATTAAAATTATTGCGTTCAAAGATAAAAACGACTGGCAATTAGTTGCTAAATATAATATCGGTCGTAAGTTGGAGCCAAGACAGCAATGACTCATAAAATCAACGAAGAAGTAACTTTGTCGGAAGCAGTTAAGTATCACTTGGATGAAAGAATTTCATTTACTGAAAACGTTTTTCGTCCTGGTTCTGAAAAGTTCTTCGAGTTGATTCGTGAAGCCAAGAAACTTTATGAACGTGGATTGTACGTTCCAGCAGATGAATGGGAAATTGATTTGCTAGAAAGTGATATTGGTGAGATTGCTGAATATGAAGGGCAATTAGTTGTTCTTGATTATCCAATCGAAGAAGGTCTTGAAGAATGCTGGACGGGTTACGTTCAAAAAGGAATGAAGAAGAAAGGTGACAAGATGGTGCCTAACTGCGTTCCTGTAAATGAGGCGGACGATCCAACAGGCGGTAAAGGTATTGGCAAACCATTTCGTCAAGGAAGTGGTGGTGCAGTTTATGTGCGCACCAGCGATGGTGGTGTTAAGAAAGTAAACTTCAGTCAATCAGGAATGGCAAAGAAGTATAATGATCCAGCAAGAGTTCGTTCTTTCGTTGCTCGTCATCGTTGCTTAACAAATAAAGATAAGACCAGTGCATCTTACTGGGCATGCCGTTGGCCAAGATATTTCTCAAATTCAGGAAAGACTTGGTGGTAAATCCATACGTTGAAGAACGTATCAGCGCTAACACTTTTTATCGTATCTTCAACAAAGAAGTTGTTAGCGAAGAATTAGTTTGGCATCGCGATCATTCGACGCGAGTCATAACTATAATTGAAGGTGAGGGTTGGTATCTACAATTAGATAACCAATTGCCGATTGAGATGAAAATAGGTGATGTGATTAATATTCCTGCGTACACCTATCATAGAATTAAACGTGGTATTACTGATTTGAAAATATATGTTGAGGAGTTAATATGATATATTTGAATGTGTACCGACTTCATAATGATGTAGAATTACCAACATACGGAACAACACTTTCTAACTGTTTTGATTTGTCCTTTCAACCAACAAACAAACTTGTTAAAGGGTATGATGCATTCAACACGCCTGTTGAGTATGAAGTGAATGGTTTCGGTGAAGTTTCAATTAATCCAGGAGATCGTCTGTTGATTCCAACAGGTTTGATCTGTAAGATTGATCATCGAAAGACGATCGAAACATACGCCGACATTTCCCGCGCAGAATTGCCGCTTCAGAATCATAGCATTCGTCTTCACCCTCGCTCTGGTCTTTCGCTTAAGAAAGGATTGATCTTGGCAAACTGTGAAGGTATAATTGATGTTGATTACCAGGAAGAAGTATTTGTGCTTTTGACAAACATCTCTAAGATGCATCAAACGATTCGTAAAGGTGATCGTATTGCTCAAGGTGAGATTGTTTGTAACGAACCATTTTATATCGCTATCGCAAATACTCGCCCAGAGAAACACTCTGAACGTGCTGGTGGATTTGGCTCGACAGGTATTCAAACTCCTCCAGTCCAACGGTATGCGGTTTCGCACGAAACTCCTCCGATGGAGGAGTGGAAAGTAGACGGACCAACGAATTTTGGCTAAATAGAAGTGGAATGCCCATTTGGGGTTCCATAACTAAACTTGCTTATTAAAGGAGTAACAAAATGACAAATATCACTACACTCACATCCCATTACGGACTCGATCGTCTTCTTCCAACTGCTCTTGGGTTTGAAAATGCGTTCGCTGCTCTCGATAATGCGGCTCATCTAATCACAGCATCTCAAACTGCTTTTCCACCAGTAAATGTCATTAAAACTGACGAATACAATTTCATCGTGGAACTTGCAATTGCTGGATATAAACTAGATGAGATTGAAATCACTACAGAGAGAAACTCTCTCAAAGTAACAGGAAAGAAGGCAGAGGAAGACGATCGCGTTTATCTTGTAAAGGGTATCGCGGGTCGTAAATTCTCTCGTCAATTCGTTCTTTCTGATACGCTAATCGAAGCAAAGGAATAAACTGAGAAAACTATATTATGCATAATGATGAATTAACGTGGGATGAATTGTTTATCTTACAGGCTACTCTGATCGCTCAGAAAAGCAAGGACCCGTCGACAAAGGTGGGGTGTATTATCGTAAATGATGATAATGTCATCTTGTCGACGGGTTTTAATGGATTCCCTCGCGGCATTGAAGAAGATTGGAAAGATCGTTGGAAGCGTCCAGAAAAGTATCACTGGGTTGAACATGCTGAACGCAACGCAATCTTCAATGCTGCTCGTGTTGGTGTTTCACTCAACAACTCACGCGCATATCTAAACTGGGAACCAAAACCATGCGCTGATTGCACTCGCGCATTGATTCAAGCAGGAATCAAAGAAGTCATCGGACCAAATCGAAAGTTTACTGGTAAAGGCGCAGGTGAACATTATTCTATCGATCATGCCGAACAAATGCTGCGCGAAGCAGGTGTTAAAATTCGCTATTATGAAATTGATAGGAGTTTAGATCCATGAAAGGTGAATGGGCATATTGGTTAAACTACTTCTCAAAAGAGACTTGCGAAAAGATAATTGATTTGGCTTTAGAACTTCCACCAGAACAACCCACTGTTGGTGGATTAACTGGTGAAGATACGAAACGACTTCGTCGATCAACTGTGCGTTGATTCATGAAGAAAATCCAAAGTTTTCTTTTGTTTACGAAGAATATTGGAAACTGCTAGTTCGTATGAACCGTGACTTTTTTGGGTTCAATGTCACTCACCTTCCACCAATTCAATTTACAGAATATCATGAAACAAATCAAGATGAATATAAAAGTCATCAAGATGTGTTTTGGATTAATGAGACGTCAAGACATAGAAAGGTGACTTTGGTTACACAACTCTCGCCAAGAAGCGATTATGATGGCGGTGAATTGATTCTCGAAAATGTTTATCCAGCACCAACTTCAAAAGAAATAGAGAGTCAAGGTACTGTGATTGCATTTCCATCATTTGTATATCACAATTTGCAACCTGTTGTGCGCGGCACACGTTATAGTTTAGTCGGCTGGTTTGAGGGACCAAAATTCCAATGAAAGCGTTATGGTCATATGCACAAGCATTCACACCTGAGCAATGTGAATGGATTATAGAGGCGGCAAAAACAAAAACGCCAACTTGGGCGAGAACTGGCGCCGCGCCAAATTTAGATGCGACATTCAATCACAGAAGAAGTAAAATTGTTTGGATTGAACCAAACGATGAAAAGATGTATTTTATTCATCAAGTTTTCTGGAACATTGTGACGCAAATGAACAATGACTTTTTTGAAGCGCACATTACAAAATTGCCACCTCTACAATTCACACAATATTGTGAGCAATATCAAGGCGAATATAAATTACATATGGATTTACATTGGCTTGAACAAAGTAATATAACAATGAATCCAGGTCACCAGAGAAAAATCTCTGCAATTGTACAATTGTCAGATCCAAATACATATGAAGGTGGCAACTTTGAGTTTGGTGATGATGTCCCTGAAAAGCCACCAAAAGATGAAATACGAAAGCAAGGGACATTGATGGCTTTTCCATCATTCCTACATCACGGCGTGACTCCCGTCACGAAAGGCAAACGCTACAGTCTAGTTGGCTGGTTCGAGGGACCTCCCTGGCGTTGACGTAAGTTGTTGATTTTATTAGATTTTTTTCTATTGCGTTTTTCGGCGTTTTATGAGATAATATCTATATGAAATACGAAACTTATAACTTTTTCACGGCTACTTCAGCCGCCACTTACACCCACATTTCAAATAGTAAACTCATACATTCATACGTCGACGCCAAGGTGGTGGGCGAATACACCGACAGCGACGGTAACGAACTTGTGGTAATCCCGCAGGATTCGGGCTGGTATGTTGATTTCTGGAACGAAACCGACGGTGGAGTCAGTCTGCTTTTAGACGATCAGTACGAAATCATCGAAGTTATTAATGACTGGACTTGATAAGTCATTGATTTTACACGGTTTTTCACCTTTTTAGGGGGTTGACGTAAGTTGTTGATTCTATTAAAGTTTTTTCTATTGCGTTTTTCAGCCAAATCTGATATAATAGTCTTATGAAATACGAAAACACTGTTGAAGTAGGTTCCGTCGTGAAGTCGCTCGATTTTCCGAGCACGACGGATTGTTATTATGTCGGTCTCGTGACTGCCATTCTTCCTGATGGCACTTTCCGCGCCAACAAGATCAAGCGTGTGTGGGAGGGTAAGGTTGAAGAGAAGTTCTGGTCTGACACTTTCGTTGCTCCCCTTCCTGGTCAGCACATGTTCGACGATGAGTGGATTGAGCCGCGCATTCAGGTGGTGGCGTAATGCGTCTCGATCGTGGTCACGGCAGTCCGTATGATCGTGGTTCTGCCGACAGTTACTATCAGCGATCGTTTCGTCCGCACTATTTCGTGGGCGGCACTTATAGATCTGATGAGATTCAGCAGTCAGAAATGACTCTCGAAGAGATTGAAGAATACACTCGCGGCTGGAGAGAAAACCAAGCCGCTGGCGCTTTTAAAGACTGGGGTTGATATGAAAATTGAAAACGAAACGTTGTTGAGTGAAGCGATTGATATTGTGAACGGTATCGATCTTGTTCTTGCGAACACGACGACACAGTACGATCTTGACGCGAAGAATTGTTATGATCTTGCCGAGAAACTTGAGCGAGCGAGCAATCTTCTTCTTGTTCTTGGTGATCGCAAGTATTCAAAAGAGCGCGATTCGATTCCGATGGGAGAGGGGGTTCCCTTCTAATGGCAGGAAAACCTAAATTTGAAAGCATTGTGAAAGTCGGCGAGTGCATCAAAGCATACGACATGATGCCTCGAAGTGGGTTTGAATGCTACGTTGTCGGTGTTGTTCGCGAAATTTCGATTATTGACAATGTTAAAGTTTTCTTGATTGATTGCGTGTATGATAGTTTTGCGAATCAAGACTACACGCGTGTTGGAAAACAAGTGAAGGTACCAATAGAACTTTCGCAGTTTGAGTACGAACACAGAATACAAAAGGTGTAAGATGGGTTATTTTAAAAATTTAGAGATTGATGTGATTGAGATGTATCGTCATGATGGTCTACGAGAAGTAGAGATCGCAAAGATCACTGGCTTGTCTGTAACTGAAGTAAATGAGATCCTCGCAGCGTATGAAAAGCGCGATATGGATTATGACGAGCCTGATACTGACATGGTTTCATATGATGATTTAACGTTTGAACCTGGTGACATTGATTACAATGCGGAGCATTACTAATGAGTGACATGTCAAAGATTGTTGAGTTGAGTCGACAACTAGAAGCAATGGGTTGCACCGTTGTAGTCTTCACACCAGAAGAGTTGCGCGGCGCGAATCCGTACCATGTTCGATGAAGATTGGAATTGGGCAATCAAATGATAAGTGAATATCGCCGTTCTATTCTCGCGCCAAGGACAAGAGTTCCGTTTGATGCAAGCAATCGAAAGCATATGCTTGACTACGCTCGCTTTGTAAAGTACAATACATGGAAGGATGGTTGCTCTTATTTCTTGGAAGATCCTTACACGGATATTCCTACGATGATTCGAGCCAAGATTGCCGATTACACTTTATCTAAACTTGTAGAAAAAGTTTGATATGGAATTTTTGATAGTAATATTGCTTCTGTTATTGTTACCAATCCTATTGATTAAATTCTTTATTGCTTGTATTGGTTTCGTTTGGGAATACATCGGAAGCATTTTTATTATCTTAATATTGTTGCTTGTATATTCTTGTAGTCAAATTATTTAATTGGAGCAAATAATGTCTAATGGTGATTTTGAGGTATTGCCTCGTGGCACAACTGAAGAGTTGCGAGTGTTGCGGCAGTTTGCTAATTCTATGATTGCCTTGAATGCAATTCATGATATGCCTGTACCGCACGAGATGCGAACGAAAATTCTTGAACTGAATCGTTTCTATAACACCCACGTGGAAACATATCCTGTATGATGATATATTGCGCTGCGCGTTTCAAACCTAAAAAGAAACGCAAAGTCAAAGGTGTGATTGCCAAGAAGTATAGCAAGTCGTCTGCTATTCTTGGTGTTGAGAAGTTGCCGAGTCTGTCTTATGGTCCGAGAGTCGGAGCAGATGAGGCACGAAAGGTTGAGTCGTTAAACTCAGATAAAATCTTTACAGAAAAAAGAGAGAGCCTGATGTATACAGGTTCTTTGGTAAAAGGTATCGCGACAATGCACAAAAGCAATGCGGTTCCTGTTATTGATGAAGAGCAAATGAAAGATATCTCTCGCATGCGGCGAGGTTAAGGAGGATTTATGTCTGTTAAAACGAAGGCTTTAGTTGAAACCGCAAAGGTGATGGCGCTGTGGCTTGTTGCAGGCGTCGGTGTTTATTTTCTTCTTGGACTGCTTGGTCCTAAACTTGGTATGTGGTTAATCCTTGCGAGCATGGTTGCTTGGTTCGGTTGGCTTGCATATGATTACTATCTCAACAAGTTTATTGCGGAAGAAAAGTTAAAGGATTAATGCGAAGTCCCTGCAAAGGAATATGTAAAATGGACACCCGACGTGGCACTTGCGTCGGGTGTTTTCGCACATTAGAAGAAATATCTCGCTGGACTAAAATGACTCATGATGAACAAAAACTTGTAGTACGCGAATGCGAAGAACGCGAACGTAGAGCCAACAAAGGAAGTTGCCGTAGATGAGTACACTTAAATCAGTAACACCAAAGTATGACATCACGTGGTATGTGAAATGGACTGCAAGTATCATTACTCTTATTGGCATCACCATACGTGCTAGTGGTTTAGTCCAGTTTCAGTGGATTGATTTAGTTTGTAGTTGGATTGGTGCTGTAGGTTGGTTTTATGTTGGATTCAAGTGGAATGATCGTGCGTTGATAATTCTTAATGGCGTCATTGGCGTTATACTATTCGCAGGGATTTTGCGAGTAGTCTTTCAGTGACGACTAAATAAAGGATACGATGTCACTGATGGATATTTTATGATTAACGAGTTAGATCTCGTTTCACTCAACGAGAAGTTCAAGAAAGCAGAACCCTTCAATCATGTTGTAATTGATAACTTTTTTGAAGAAGAACTAGCAAATAAAATCGCCGCTGAATTTCCTAAACACGATTCTGATGTTTGGACAGTAGCGTACAATAATCCTGTTGAAGTAAAGAAAGCATGTTCGCACTGGGATAAATTCCCATCAAGCATTTATTCTGCACTTTACTATCTTTGCAGTGAAGAGTTTGTGAGTAAACTCAAAGTCATTACAGGTATGTCAGAGATTCATGCTGACTATGGTTTGCATGGCGGCGGAATGCACTCGCATTGCCGTGGTGGCAAATTGAATATCCATAAAGACTATTCTGTACATCCAAAACTACCTTTGCGCAGAAACTTTAATGTAATTGTTTACATAACTCCTGATTGGGTTGCAGAGTGGGGCGGCGGAATAGAGTTCTGGTCGCACGATTACGAAAAGAATCTTCCAAAAGAATGTTATGCGCGTTACGAAAACAAATTTAATCGCGCAGTCATTTTCGATACAACTCATAACTCTTGGCACGGATTGCCAGATGAGTTGACTTGTCCTCAAGAAATTGCTAGAATGAGTTTAGCGACTTATTACTTAACGCCAATCACATTAGAAACTGAGACGCGAAAGAAAGCGTTCTTCACTCCACACAAAGATCAATATGATGATCCGAGTATTATGGAATTCTGTAAAAAGAGAAGCCAATTATGAAAGTAAGTATTATTACAGCAAGCGTCGGCAATCCTCATCTAAAAGAGTGTATCGAATCTGTTCGTGCTCAGACATATAAAGATATAGAACATATCGTTGTTATTGACGGAAAGGAAAGATGGAAACAAGCCGATCCAGTTCTTTATGAAGCAACTTTTCCAAGAGGAGAAAGTAGCAGTGATCAACTCATGGTTCTACCCTTTGCTACAGGCACTGATCGTTATAACGGTCATCGCATCTATGGTGCTCTCAGCTTTATTGCAAATGGTGATTATTTTATTTTCCTAGATGAAGATAATGCACTTGAACCAGATCATGTTGAAAAATTAGTTGCTTTGGTAAAAGAAAAAGATTTAGATTGGGCGTTTTCACTAAGAAAAATTATCAATCAGGAAGGTAAATCTATTTGTTTTGATGATTGTGAAAGTTTAGGAAAGTGGGCTTCTGTTCTTGATGCGAGAGATTTTTTCGTAGATGTAAATTGTTACTTTGTAAAGAAACAAGTCGCTGTTGGTATGTCACCAGTTTGGTATCGCAAGTTCCGTGAACCAGGTCAACCTGAAATTGATCGTGTGATTGCAGCAATGCTTATGCATCCAAATAACAAATTAAAATTTGACGGAGTGTTGGACTATACGGTAAAATATCGTGTAGGTAACACAGGTCTTTCTGTACAAGGAGAATTTTTCTTGAATGGAAATGATGTTATGTTGAAACGTTATAATGGAGTTCTTCCTTGGAAAAAGTAACACCATCAGTTTTGATTTCGACCATTTATTTTGCTGGCGTAAAAAGCAAAACAATCGAACTTCAAAGAGAAATATACGACAAATTTAATGTTCAAGAATACCCAAAACTTGGGTTCGGAACAGATATGTCATCTATGGATTTTCAAAATTTTCTTTGGATTATGAACAATTGTTCACCTAAAGAAATTAATCCAGAAATCGCAAAGAATGTGAAAGAAAATTCAAAAGGTTCTGTTAATGCAGAAGTTATTGTATTTTTGAATAGTAAGATTATTCCGCTTGAACCATATTCAATTCAAGTTATAGTTGATGCTGCAACTGAAGGTAAAATTATCAATTTTTCTCTATACGATGGTATTGCTTTCAGTAAAGAAACGTACAGAAAACTGGGTGAGCCAAACATGAAAGATTTGTTTAGTGCGGCGCGAAAAAATCGTATTCCGATACAAACATTAACTGTAAGTAGTATTGTCGACAATACAAAAACGTATTCGCTAGATGGTAAAGATCTTTTTTGGCAATCTGGTGGCGAGGATCATGAGAAAAAGTTTTGGGACAAATGTGAAGAAGTATTAGTGAGAGGTATGTATGAAGATCGTAGTATTGAGCACTGATACTGAGCACTACATGCTGCAGTGGTGGCTACCACACACTGCAAAAAAGTTTGATCTTGGAGTTATTGTTGACTTTAATTGTGATGATAACTCCGATGATAACACATATGAACTTTACAAAAAGTTCGTTCCACATTGGCGGTATTATAAAGTAACACAAAAAGAAGTTAGTAATTTTTTATGGGATGTTGTCTTAACTAAAATTGAAAAAGATCTTCTTGAAGAATTTCCTGGCAGTTGGATTACAACTTTAAATGCAACAGAGTTTTTAATTGGAGATTTATCGTTCCTTGATAATTTTAAAATGAATCGACAAGTGTTGATACCGTGTCATCTAATGAACGATTTACCTGAACATGAGAATGTTGAACCTGATTCAGAAATTTCTTTGTTAAAGCAGCGCCATCATGGTGTTCACTACAAGTCAGATTACCCGCACCCACATCGCGGCAAATCTTTCCAAGTTTTTGAACAACAGAAGCCTGAGGGAGTTATTCTAAACACTCGTTGGATGAGAAGTATTCACAACTATAATGTTGATTATTTGGGCACGTCAGTATATTCTGTCGGTAGACATTTTTGGGATTTAACTAGAGCAACAGATCAATTGGCAATTTGCCATATGAATCTTTCGCCATACACCGAATCATTTTTGAAAAGAAAGAAAAATATTCAAAGACGTTTGACCGCATCAGATCATCAAGCCGATAGAGGCATTCACCATAGAGTTAATGATGTAGTTTTGCAAGCCCGCAAAAAATTCTATGATCAATTAACGATTGATCTTTCTTCTGAAATAGACAAACTAGAGAGTACAAAATGAAAAATCCATGTATCGTAACTTACTTTATGGGCAACATTCTGGATAAAACACCAGAACTGCAAAGAGCAGTTGTTGAGAAATTCAACAAATCTAAAGTGCCTCTATATCAAGTAAAAGGTCAACCAACTCATGGTCAGTTTATTGATTATTTTTGGACTGTTAATGGCGCTGCGCCAGATTATATGTCCTCAGCCCAAATTAAACAAGAGTTGGATCATGACGTAATTTTAATTCTCGATATTGATTGTATTCCATTAAGCGAACATTCGATTGATTACTATCTTGAACAGGCTGCAGCAGGAAAAATTATTGGAAATGTTCAACGTTCAAATCATATTGAGAACGATCAACATCTATTTGCTGCCCCTTCTGCCATCGCTCTTTCTCGAGAAACTTTTTTGAAAATTGGGAAACCATCTGCTCAGGAAACTATGCGATCTGATGTTGCCGAAGAATATACTTGGCTTGCAGAGGCTGCGAATATGCCTGTTGAACTTGTTATGCCACTTTCTTACGATAAAGCGCCTCACAAATATGGATGGGAAAAAGATCAAAACCCACATTGGGCGTTGAAAGATGGTATGCCAGTTTATGGTATTGGCACAACATTCGGGACAGAAGAACATGGTCCCCTTTATTATCATAATTTCCAAATTGCTCATCCAGGTAATCAAGAAATGTTTTGGGCTCGTTGCGAGAAGGCACTAAATGAATAGTACTGAACTACTTGAATTGTGTCGCACAAACAAATACGACACAGATAAATTTTCTACAGACAACACGATATGCACTTGGGTGGATAAAAAACACTCATATGTTGAAAGTGCATATGGTGAATTGTTCAAACGATTCCGACTAACAAAAAACATTCTTGAGATAGGAGTGTATACTGGCGGTTCACATCTGTTGTGGAGAGATTACTTTCCTGAAGCAACATCAGTCAAGAATAATTGAAATTGTTGGTGATGCTTACAAAAATGAAACATTAAACCTTTTTAAAGACGACTACTTTGATATCATCATCGATGATGGTCCCCATACTTTAGATACAATGTTGTTTTGTGTAAAAAATTATTTGAGTAAATTGTCAGATAATGGTATAATGTGTATTGAGGACATTGTTGAGTACAGTTGGTTGCGTCAGCTATCAGATGCAGTACCAAGTGAATTGCAAAAATGTATTAAAGTGTTCGACCTTCGTCAAACTGACGAAAAGAACGACAGTATTTTAATGATAATTGATAAAGGTGAATTAAATGGCTAATCGTAGTGATTTTTTTAACGCTAAACTCCCACGCAGCATCAAGCGTATGCTTACAATGGGTCAAGTTTATGGCTGGACTGGTGATCAACATGCACGTGGTGATCTTCGTCGAGCAATGATGGCTGCTCATGCTAATCATGTTGGATTCAAGATGAAGCGACAATCGTCAGAGAATCGCGACGCATCTGATGGTGAATAATGCACTCTCTTTCTGAGTTGCGTGATTACTTCGCTCGCAACGAAATAAAAATCAAAGAGTTTCAGGGTTGGTATCTTAAAGTTGGAAAAGATACCTGGACAATGCACAACGATGTGTTTTATTGTAACAATTTACCGAGAAGTATAAAGGAAAAAACCTTGCTTGACGGTTACGAAAGAGTTATAATAGAGACGCCAGAGGAAGTTGAAACCACTCCTACTGTAAGGAGATGGAAGGCAATGTCCAAACAAAGAAAAACAGGAAATGAAAATGAATATTAAAATTCTTAAATTAATTACAGGTGAAGAGATTATTGGTGAGGTAACTCTTGAAGATGAAACGCTCATCACATTAAAGAATCCGCTAGCAATTGTTATTCGCCCATGACAAGACGGTTTCACGTTTGGCTTCATGCCTTGGTGTAGTCTGATAGAGGGCGAGAGGCTCGTTTCAATAGGACTGAGTAACGTAGTCACAATGGGTAACCCAACGGACGAAGTTAAAAACACTTACAGCTCAATGTTCGGTGGAATCGTCACCCCTCCTAAACAATTGATCGTATGAGTGCATTCTACACTAATGTCGCCCTTATAGGCGACAATGTGTTGTTTCGCGGAATTAAAGACGGTAAACGATTCCGCAAAAAAGTTCACTACAATCCAAAGTTGTATGTGAAGTCTCAAACACCGACCAAATGGCAAACTCTAAACAAAGAGTATGTTGAAGAAAAGACATTCAAATCTATTCGCGAAGCCAGATCGTTTATAGAAGAATTCAAAGATGTAAACAACTTTGAAATTTATGGATCAAACCGTTTTGAATATGCTTTTATCTCAGATATCTTCCCAGAGGAAATTGATTGGGACTTGACTCATATCTGCGTTGCATATATCGACATTGAGGTGGGTTCTGAGAATGGCTTCCCTGAACCAAGTAAAGCAAACGAAGAAGTTACAGCAATCACTCTTGGAATGAATGGTCGCAACTATGTCTTTGGTTGTGGTGAGTTCAATAATACATTTGAGAATACAGAGTATATCAAATGTCAGGATGAATTTGAACTGATTGAAAAGTTCATCGACAAGTGGACTTTATATTATCCTGATATTGTGAGTGGCTGGAACGTTCGCTTCTTCGACTTCCCTTATCTCGTAAAGCGCATCACTCGCCTTTTTGGCGAGGATAAGGCGTTGAAACTTTCTCCATGGGGTAAAGTTTCTTCAAGCGAAGTAAACTTCAGAGGTAAGGTTCAAGTTTGTTATGACTTGATGGGTATTGCCATTCTTGACTATTATGAATTGTATCGTAAGTATTCGTCAAATCCAAACCAAGAGTCATACAAACTCGATCATATCTGCAGCGTTGAATTAGGTGAACGTAAACTCGATTATTCTGAATACGAAAATCTGCATCAATTGTATCGTTTGGATTATCAGAAGTTCATCGAGTATAATATTCGCGACGTAGAACTTGTTCAGAAACTTGAAGATAAAATTCGATTGATTGAACTGGCGATGACTCTGGCATATGACGCCAAGGTAAACTATGATGACGTATTCTCGCAGGTAAGAATGTGGGATACGATCACATACAATACCCTTAAAGCCAAGCATATGGTTATTCCTCCTCGCAAAAACTCAGCGAAGGATAGTCAATATGCTGGTGCGTTCGTTAAGGATCCGATCCTTGGTATGCATGAATGGGTTGCATCGTTTGACTTGAACAGTCTGTATCCTCACTTGATCATGCAATATAATCTTTCGCCAGAGATGCTCATTGAACCGAAAGACTATACGCCAGACATGCGCAATTATATGGCAGCGTATGGTAGTAAGATCAATGTTGATTCATTACTCGCTGGTAATATTCCAACAGCCGATTTGAAAAAACTGAAAGTAACTCTGACTCCAAACGGTCAGTTGTTTGATATCAGTAAGCAAGGGTTCTTGTCTGAAATCATGGAGCGCATGTATGAAGATCGCGCCATGTATAAGAACAAGGCTACGGAAGCAAAGAAGTTGCTTGAGAAGTCTGTCTCTGAATCTGAGAAACGCGAACTTGAAAAGCAAATAGCAAAGTTCAATAACATTCAGTTGGCTAAAAAGGTTACGCTGAATTCTGCTTACGGTGCTATCGGTAATCAGTACTTCCGTTTCTTTGATATTCGTATTGCTGAAGCGATTACTTTGAGCGGTCAGTTATCAATTCGTTGGATTGAAAATCAACTTAACGATTACATCAATAAGATTCTTAAAACGCGAAATGCTGATTATGTAATTGCTTCTGATACCGATTCAATCTACTTGAATCTTGGTCCGATGATTAAAAAGTCTATTCCAAATATTGATAAGGTTGATCGTCTTAAGATCATTCGTGCGATGGATCAGTTTTGTGAACAGAAACTTCAGCCATATATTGATTCTTCGTATCAACAGTTGTCTGAATATGTAAATGCTTATGCGCAGAAGATGAAGATGAAGCGCGAGGCTCTTGCGGATAAAGCAATCTGGACTGCGAAGAAAAGATATTTGATCAACGTGTATAATAACGAAGGCGTTGAATACAAGAAGCCTAAATTGAAGATCATGGGTCTTGAAGCAGTTAAGTCATCAACGCCGAACGCTTGTCGTGAAAAGATTAAAGAAGCGTTTGAAGTTATTCTTACAAAAGATCAAGACGCTTTGATTCAGTTCATTGCAGATTTCCGTCGACATTTTAAATCGTTGCCTGTTGAAGATATTGCGTTTCCACGATCAGTGAATGGTGTAAAAGAATATGCTGACAAAAATAGTGTTTATGCGAAAGGTACACCAATTCATGTTAAGGGTGCGCTTATTTTTAATAATGCGATCCGTTCAAAGGGTCTTGAAAAGAAGTATCAAGAAATCAAAGAAGGCGAAAAGATCAAATTCCTTTATGTAAAAGAACCAAATCCATTACAGTGTAGTGTGATCTCGTTCCTAACAACTATCCCAAAAGAATTTGACTTGGGACCGTATCTAGATTATGATACTCAATTCCAGAAATCATTTCTTGACCCATTGACTATTGTGTTGAATAGTATTAATTGGAAAAGCGAGAAAACAAATTCCCTAGATGACTTCTTCTCATAAGGAGAGATACAAATGAGTTTACTTGATAAGATTAAGAAAAATTCGACGATTAAGGATTCTGCAATTCTTGCTCGTTCCAAGTTCTTTGCTGCAAAGGACATGATTCAAACAAAGATTCCAGTCGTGAACGTTGCGTTCTCTGGCGACCTTGATGGTGGTTTCACTCCTGGTCTCACCATGTGGGCTGGTCCTTCAAAGCACTTCAAAACTGCATTCAGTCTTTTGATGGTAAAGGCATACCAAGATAAGTATCCCGATTCAGTTGTTCTTTTCTATGATTCAGAGTTCGGTACTCCGCAAAACTATTTCACTTCGTTTGGTATCGACACTGATCGCGTTGTTCACACTCCGATTACGGATGTTGAACAATTGAAGTTTGATATTATGCAGCAGTTGACTCAGATCGAGCGCGGCGAACGTGTTATGATCGTCATCGATTCTATCGGCAACCTTGCTTCTAAGAAAGAAGTTGAGGACGCGCTAGATCAGAAGTCAGTTGCTGATATGAGTCGCGCAAAGCAAATAAAATCCCTGTTCCGTATGGTGACCCCACACCTCACCTTGAAGGACATTCCGATGGTTGTAGTCAACCACACCTATAAGGAAATCGGTTTGTATCCAAAAGACATCGTCGGTGGCGGAACAGGTTCCTATTACTCGGCTGATAACATTTATATTCTCGGACGCCAGCAGGAAAAAGATGGACAAGATCTCATTGGGTACAATTTTATTATTAATGTTGAAAAGTCTCGATATGTTAGAGAGAAGGCAAAGATTCCTGTTACTGTTCGTTTTGACGGTGGCATTAGCAAGTATAGCGGTCTTCTTGAAATGGCTCTAGAATCTGGTCACGTCACCAAGCCAAATGTCGGTTGGTACGCAAAGGTCAATACTGGCACTGGTGAAGTTGATGCGAAGAAGTGGCGTTTGGCTGACACCGAATGTCCTGAATTCTGGGATAGCATTCTTGCTGATGATGCCTTTAAGGAATGGATTCGTAAAAACTATCAATTCAGTTCAGCAGTTGCTGGCAACCTAGATGTTGTTAAGGAACAGGAAGATGCTGAATAATCTTCGTGACAAATTCAATACGTGGTATCGCGATTACAAATATCGTAGAGGAAGATTTTATGAAATCTACTCTGACGATAAACTATATCAAAATGAAAATCATGTCGCTGCCTTTAAAATTCTTAAAGGTAAGTACAAAGATGTTGTATTCTCTATTGGCGCAATTAAAGTTGGTGAGACTTTACCAGACGGTTCAGCGAAAGCCACTTTTGATGTTGATGTTATTCAACAGCCCAGTAAATTTAAACGCGACTTGACTCTTGATGAAGGATTTAATAAAATAACTGGTGACATTTTATTGGTTGTTCTTGAAGATGCAATTAAGGCAGCCGACGACAGAATGAAATCTTTAGAACAAGAGTTGAGGGGAGTAGATAATGAATTTGACGAAGATCGAACAGATTATATTGAAGAACCTGTTCAAAAACGAGCAGTTCGTAAGAAAAACCCTTCCGTTTCTAAAAAGCGAGTACTTTCAAGAAAGAATTGAAAAGATCGTTTTTGAAGAAGTTCAGAGTTATGTTCTAAAGTATAATAATCTTCCTTCGTTTGAAGCCATCAATATCTCTCTTACGCAGAGAGATAATTTATTCGAAGAAGATTTCCGTCAATCAAATGAATTGATTGATAATCTTCAAGCGAGTGATGACTCAAGTAAACTTGAATGGCTTATTGAACTGACCGAAAAGTTTTGTCAAGAGAAAGCACTTCATAATGCTATTCTTGAGTCTATTCATATTCTTGATGAAAAGAGCGACAAGACTAAAGGCGCAATTCCTAAAATTCTTTCAGATGCGCTTTCAGTATCCTTCGATCCTAATATCGGTCACGACTATATTGAAGATGCATCAAAGCGATTTGACTTTTATCATCAAGTTGAAAAGCGCATTCCGTTTGATCTTGACTTCTTCAATCGCATTACAAAGGGTGGATTGCCAACCAAGACTTTGAATATTGCACTTGCTGGTACAGGTGTCGGTAAGTCTTTGTTCATGTGCCATGTGGCAGCAGGTGCGTTGAGTCAGAACTATAACGTTCTATACATTACCCTTGAAATGGCTGAAGAAAAAATCGCCGAGCGCATTGACGCGAATCTTCTTAACGTCAAACTTGATGACCTTGCCAATCTTCCGAAAGATACTTACGAAAGAAAGATCTCTCGTATTAAAGAGAACATCAAGGGTAAGTTGATCATTAAAGAATACCCGACGGCATCGGCAGGTTCTATTCACTTCCGTACTCTGTTGAATGAATTGGCAATCAAAAAGAACTTCAAGCCAGATATCGTATTCATCGACTATTTGAATATTTGCGCCTCTGCTCGTCTGAAACATGGCGCTAACGTAAACTCGTATTCTTACATTAAAGCCATCGCCGAGGAACTTCGCGGCTTGGCAGTTGAGTTTAAGGTTCCGATCGTTTCGGCTACTCAAACGACTCGTTCAGGTTATACCAATACCGATCCTGGCTTGGAAGATACTTCAGAGTCGTTCGGTCTCCCTGCGACGGCTGACTTTATGTTTGCGCTTATCACTTCTGAGGAATTAGAAAAACTGAATCACATTATGGTGAAGCAGTTGAAGAATCGTTATAACGACCCGACCCTAAATAAAAGGTTCGTTGTGGGAGTTGATCGTTCCAAGATGAAACTATACGACGTAGAGGCTGCTGCTCAAACTACCTTGGCTGACTCTGGGCAAGAGTTAGATCGCGGCGGGTCATACGAGAAACCAAAGAACAAGTTTAGCGGCATCAAGGTATGAAGTTAGAGCGGATCGAAAAGAAGGTTTTTGCTCTTGCCGAAAATTGGGTCGGCGAAAAGCATATTCCCTCTATGATCCGCGAGTTAAATGCTGCCTTTAAGAAGTACATTGTTTGTTTTTCTTCAGGTCGATTTGACGAAGAATACTATCCAGATCATAATGTAATTGTAAACGGTCATTATTGTTATCGAATACGGGATATTATCCCCGAACACATATACATTCAATTAAACTTTCCAAAAGAAGTTAAAAAGGCGATCATAACTCAAAAGGGTGCTAAAAACCTGGCGATAAAGATTGTTCGGGCTATTCATCATGAGTATCGCCATAAACATCAGCAAAGAGGGCGTCATTGGCTCATACAGAAAGAGTATAAACCTAAACCAAAACAGCATAAATTGAAGGCGATGTATTATGGGAATCCAGACGAATTGGACGCTCATGCATACGAAACTCAAGCCGAAAGATTGAATATAAATAAATTAAGAGCAGCCCATAAAATAGGTTGGCGAGAAAGCGAAGCGATCTTTATGTATCGTATGCACTTTCGTACTGCCGATCCTAAAGTTTGGAAAAAATTCTTAAAAAAGGTTTATAAACTCAATGTTGAAGTTCAAACAGTACCTGAAGGAAGAAGAAAAGACCGAGCACATAGATGACTTTATGAACTATGTTCGCGACTTCCTGCAACTTGAAGAAATGCCTGCACTTGAGTTGATCCCAGACAAAAACGTTGCAATTGAAAACAAAAGTTTCGGTGGGTATAGTCCAAGCGAAAAGAAAATCTATTTAAATACAGGTGGTCGTCACCTAGCTGACGTGCTTCGCACTTTGGCTCACGAAATGGTTCATCATCAGCAAAACTTGAAGGGAATTTTAACCCGAAATGCTGGCGAAACTGGCAGTGACTTTGAGAATGAAGCAAATAGCGTTGCTGGTGTTATAATGAGGAATTATGGGAAGCAAAATCCTAAAATTTATGAGTAATGGCGCAATTAAGAACTACAAGTAAAGGACAGTTAGCCAAATACACTGCTGGTCTTTTAAGTGTTGTTGGTTCTTCTATGAATAGTAGAACTGGCATAAAAGCGGGCATCAAAACTGTCATTATAAAAAATAACGATAAAAACAAGCAAGTATTGAAAAAGTACTCGCAACTTGCATCATCATCCAGTACAGAAAGAGCAGCCTTAGATTTGATCCTAGAAACAACTAGCGGTTTGGTTGCTATTGGTGCTATTGATAAACCTAAAGACAAGGGTAACAAAGGCGACATTGCTGAAGGTATTCTTGCCGCAGCAATTGCTGCTCGATTTGTAAATAAGAATCAACCGATTGACTCAAGTAAAGTAAAGGAAATCATTTCCTCCCTTTCAACTAAAAATGGTAAGGTTGTAGAAAAATCATTCCCATCACCAAATAAGAATCCCAAAATCAAAGATACAGTTCAATTCTATTTGTCGCTTGCTGAATCCAATATGAAATTCTTTTTAGATCAAAGTTCATGGGACTCGTACAGTGATCTTTTTGATGCGGCAGCAAAATACGCAAACGGTCAAACCATAACGAAATGGTCTAAACTACTTTACGAAAACAATCAAGAAAATGTAATTGATGTAATCAGTGATGGCGTCGGTGACCAGAAAGGCACAAAGGTTGACGTGAAAGTTAAGGTCGATGGTAAAGCAACAAACGTTAATATCTCTCTAAAAGCAGATGATGTTAAACAGTTCGGTCAGGTTGGCGGTTCTGAGTTTGAAAAACAAATTACACTTTGGAATAAACTTGCAGGTATTGATGTTTCAGAATTGGAAGACGATTACACTAACCTTTTAAAGAAGAAAAAAGTTGAAAAGGCTGTGTATCTAGTATATGATTATGTGTCAAACAAAATGAACACTATGCTAAAAAACAAAAGAACTAAAACGACTTTGTTAAACAATTTGGGTAGTGGTATACAAAAGTTTGCAACAAGCGGTGAAGAAAATGTAACTTTGGTTCAACTTGCTGGTGGTGCTGCTAAAGTTTATGATTTCGGTAAAGTGATGGGCGCAATTCAAAATTTGGATTTGAAAGTAAAGATTATTGACTCCAGCGGTAAACCAAGAATGATTATTGAAGACAAAGATGAAGAATCATTTTTGGAAGTGCGTGTGAAAGCAGAAGGTAAACCTGATGGGTCTACCTATATTAGAAACTATATAGAAAAAGGAAAACTCCTAACTTCGTTGATTGCTACATCAGCATGATTTAATTATAACTTGGGTGAATTATGACTACATTTGTGACTGGCGGTTTGGGTTTTATTGGTTCTAATTTCGTAATCTCTCATCTGAAAAAGTATCCTGAAGATGAGATCATCGTTATTGACAATTGTTCATATGCGGCAAACGAAAGCAATTTAGACGGTTATTGGAACGATTGGCGACTCAAACTCAAACGTTGCGACATTCGCAACTTCGGACATTTGGAGAGTTTGTATCATGATTACGAACCGCATATTACTTTCCATTTTGCTGCTGAATCTCATGTGGATAATTCCATTCGCGGCGACGACGTTTTCTTGGATACAAATATTAACGGAACTCACAATATCCTCAAGTGTATCAAAAAGTACGGAGGGAAATTAGTTCACGTTTCTACTGATGAAGTATATGGTAGTTTGGGTCATGATGATCCAGCGTTCACAGAAAATACACCATACAATCCACGCAATCCGTATTCTGCAACCAAAGCAGCCAGCGATCATTTAGTTCGCGCTTATGTAAACACGCATAACATTGAAGCAGTTGTGACAAATTGCTCAAATAACTACGGTCCGCGACAACACTCAGAAAAATTCATTCCAACTGTGATTCGTCACATTAAGAACAATACACCAATTCCAGTTTATGGCACAGGTCAAAATGTTCGCGACTGGTTGTTTGTTGAAGATCACTGCGATGCATTGCTGACTATTGGTCAAAACTTTAAGTCAGGTGAGCGTTATAACATCGGTGGTGGCGTTGAGATGAGTAATCTTGATATGATTACACTCATCCTTGATCTGATGGGTAAGCCAGTTCACATGTATCAAAACTGGATTAATTTTGTTCCTGATCGTAAAGGTCATGATTTTAGATACTCAATGGATGCGAGTAAAATTGCTCATGACTTGGGTTGGCAAGCAAAAACGAATATTAATGATGGCTTAATTAAAACTTTGGAGTATTATAATGCGTAAAGGGATTATTCTATCAGGTGGTATGGGTACTCGTTTGTATCCATGTACTGAAGTGACATCGAAACAATTGCTACCAGTTTATGATAAGCCATTGGTTTATTATCCTCTTGTGACTTTGATGTTAGCGGGAATTCGCGATATTTTAATCATCAACTCACCAAATGATAGCGAACAATTCAAACGTTTGTTGAAAGATGGTTCGCAGTGGGGTTTGAAAATTGATTACATGATTCAAGAAAAGCCAAACGGAATTGCCGAGTGCTTCCGTCTCGCTCAAGATTGGATTGGTAAGAATGATGTTGCTCTTGTTCTTGGTGACAATATTTTTTACGGTAATGATTTGATCAACCGTTTCAATTACGCAAAGAACAATACAGGTTGCACTTTGTTCGCATATCATGTACAAGACCCAGAACGTTTCGGCGTTCTTGAACTTGATGAGCATGGTGATCCAAAAGCAATTCTCGAGAAACCAGCCGTTGCGCCAACAAACTATGCTGTAACTGGTCTATATTTCTATGACAATAAAGTCGTAGATTATGCGTGGCAAATCAAACCGTCTGCTCGCGGTGAACTTGAAATCACAGACATTAATAATCTTTATATGAAAGATCACGATTGTAAAGTTGAATATTTGAATCGTGGTATTGCTTGGATTGATACTGGTACGTTTGAATCACTTGCAGAGGCATCAACCTTTGTTGGTTCAATTCAAAGACGAACTGGAACAATGATTGCTTGCCCTGAAGAGGTTGCATATCGTAATGCTTGGATTACAGAATACCAACTTCAAGAAGCGGCAAACAAGTATATTAAGTCGGACTATGGTAAATATTTGCAGAAGATCATTAAACTGGGAAAACATAATTGAGGTGTGCTATGAAAATTTTAGTTGTTGGGCGTGGATGGACAGGTAAAAAAGTTTTAACGGAACTTATGAATCGCAATCATGTTGTGACGATTTCCGATCATAAGAATGCGTTGGCAGAAGCAGCAGATGGCGTTTATGATTGGGTTGTGAACTGTGCAGGTATGAC